TATCGCAAGTCTTCCAGCGGGATATATCAGCCAAACAACGACAATCGACGAAGCCTGCAAATTGCAAGTGCCAATACTTTATACGAAGATCAAGCAACGTATTGGGGGGCAGCGGCGGTTTCCTAAATATGGATCTTTTCAAATTTAGCAACAAACTTGGTGGAACCGACCCATCCTCATTACCTTTTCGCATTCCAGCGCGCGAACTGGATGGCAATTTTGCAAAACTCAAGCCCTTAAAATTAGACGGAAGCTCTCGTCAATACTTGCTGACTGAAACCCCGGAAGGATGGTCAATTAAAATTTTCCCCGACTTCCCCAGCGGGGTAGGACCGTTTTTTTTGGCATTCAGCGGCGGCTCTTTGTATTGGACGGGGACCGAGGCAAGCGACTCTGCACAAGTTCCATCAGCCGTGATCGATGCTCCTTCTGATGGAAAAACCTACGGTCGAAAAGATGCTTTGTGGTCATCTTTGAATTTGGTCCCAACGCCGCCCGCCAGCGGGACTTATGTGCTCGGTTCAGAAAATGGCGAAATTAAGTGGCTTGCAACCGAGGCTTGCTCTTAATGGCGACCATTAAATTACAGGACGGCAAGGTCGTAACGAAGGACGGCAAGCCGTCTTGCGAGTGTTGCGGAGACGCAAGCATTGGTTGTCCGACTGGAAATTGCACGCCATTTGCCGGAGACGCTTCAAACCCTGCCGTTTGCGCGGTTAGCAGAGTGGCAGGATTACTTTTGAAAGGCGGGGGGACTTGGACAATAACAATATCGGCTTCAATCAACGTAAGCTGGGACTTGGGATATTTAGATCAGCGATACATTGCCGATGCCTCTACAACACAAACGCAGACACAAACGCTGACCAATTCGTGTTCTTACAATTTTACCCCGGTGTCGGTTGGAAATATCGCTGATGCTGGGGGACTCACAAGGCTTTCAACTGGAGAAATGCTTGTGCCAGCAAACAACGCAAGCCTCACAGGCACAGTGTTTCTTAGCATATTGGAGACTACAGCCCCCCGCTCGTTTTGCATCAGATACCATTTAATAAATGCTGGATTCAACGGCCAATATGGCGGGATACGCTCGACTGGCGGTGTGGTTGCAACAAGCCCAATGGTGCTAACTATTGAAGACACGGGCTGCTCGTTTGCTTTGCCTGCCGTGTTGGGCGCTGGCCCGCCGTATTCATCTGCGGGCGGAACCAATTTTCAAGGCTCAGGAAGTTATTCCGCAACTTTAAGTCTTTCGCCATCCGCCCCATGATCTGCGTCCCCGCCGACACAATCTACGCCAAAGCCGCCAAGATGCCCGTAGCCTATTTGGCTGACTGCCAAGCCGCTGCCCAAATCCGAACCGCCGACCAGCACTGGTGCTTTGCACCGTCCGACTTTTTCCGCATTCGCCAAAAATACCGAGGATATGCTGTCTCCGAGGCCGATGGCTTCCGCGAAGGCGAGATCATTTCGGGGTGCTGCGACCGAGCGGATCAATACTGACGCGCGCTCGTTTGACACCCCTACAGCGGCATGGCCCTTGACCCGCGCCGATTTTTTCTCGATGTGCAAGCAAGGCAGTTCGTTTCGTCTCCCGATTCGACTCTGCCCGCCTCCGATCCTGCTTGGTTTGATGAGGACGTAGAGGCGATTGAGCTTTTGTTTCTAAAGCCAACCGAAGACCCGAATCGGCCTTACGAATACCTCGATATGTCTGGGGCCACGGTAAAATTCGCCGTAGGCACCACCACGCCCGCCGCCCTGCAAACGGCATGGACGGCCCTCACGACCACCGTTACCGCAAGCGTGACGAGTCTCGTCACCGGGGCCAGCGGAACCAGCGAAATTCAAAAGATTAGCTTTAGCGGGGCCACGCCCGCCGAGGGCGGCTATGCCCTGCAATTTCCCGCCCGCAACGTCACGGTTTCCAGCGTTTCGGCAGGCGTTTTCACCGCCGCCGATCACGGTCTTTACGATGGTCAGTCAATTACGCTTTCTGGATTTAGCATTTCTGGTGGCACGTTTAGCAACACGACTTACGTTGTAATCAATAGCACGCGGGACACTTTTAACATTTCAACCGCTCTCAACGGAACAAGCATAATTGCCGAGACAAGCAGCGGGGGCGGCACGGTTTCCTTGCCCGAAATTATAACGCCACAAATTGCATTTCAAGCAACTGCATCTCAAGTGCAAGCAGCTATTGTAGCATCCGGGTTAGCAGATGGAGGATTGCCTCAAATTGTAGTCACAGGAACACCAAGAAAAGAATTTACCATTATTTACGGCGGGCGGTCCTCTGGCCGCGATTACGCCAATGTGGCGGTAGTCGGCTCGACGCTGGCCGGGGCAAAGGGGGTGGGGGCCAACGTCAGCTTCAACACTTCCGAAGTTGCCGCTTTGATTTCGGCAGGCACGACTAACGTCAATCTGGAAGTGGAAGTCAGCGAAGGTGCCGTCCGTCAAACCTTCCGCCGCGCGGCTACGCTGTCGGCAGACCTCATCACATCTACCAGCCCGTCACCGCTCCCGGCCAATGTGGCGACTAGTTTTGACCTGCAATCGCAAGACGGCTCGGTGTGGACGGTGACAATGAGCAACGAAGGAAACCTCGAATGGACAAAACAATGACCCGCTTTCTCGCCATCCTTGCCGCTCTGACCTGTGCCGCCTCAGCGCAGACCTATCGCACGGTAACGGCTGATACCAACAACGTCATTCGCACCAACTTTAGCCTTGGCCGCGCGCAGGTGTCGGACTTGGATGGGGCGAGCTTTGCCATTTCCAACATCACGGGGCTGCAATCCGCGCTTGACGGCAAACTGGCGACCAATGGCGATGGCAGCGGCTTAACCAACCTGCCCAACGCCAACTTGAACAACGCCACGGGTATCCTCCCAATCGCCAACGGCGGCACCGGGCAGACCAATGCAGAAGCCGCCATCGAGTCATTGCTGCCCGCTTACACGAACAACGCCGACAAGATTCTTGCGCTTAACAGCAACGCCACAGGGCTTATTTGGACAACCAATGCAGGTGGAGGCGGCGGATCTGGCATTACCACAAACATCACCGTTCTAACGACATTCACGAATCCCGATTTTGCTACTTACAGCGACAAGGCATCGTTTGACTCTGCCATCGGAACCAATAACACATTTTTTGAGGACAATTTAACCAATGCGCCGACTGGACTGATCGAATCTGAACTCGTGCGAACCAATACGAACAACGCTCTCACTTATACAATCTGGTCGGATGTTTTTTATCTGTTTGGAGTAGCAACGAATAGCGGCGTCTGGATCAAAGAAGGCTCTGACGAAGCGTTCAATATCTTTTTATCTACGACGAACACGAATGTCAGTTCTGTGGGGGTTTATATTTTTGCCACAAGCGCAGGCAACGTAGTCAGAACCAATGCGACTTTTAATGTGAGCGTAAACAATGGCGCCTACACATCCAGCATTGTTACTACAGGCACAAATTCGTTTTTTGGCATTGTAGCTACAACCAACATTACGAATATCACGTTCACGGCATCCGCAATTACCAACTTTTCCACAATTCGCGGCGTCACTGTTTCCACAACTCAGCCAGTTCCCAGCGGAACAAATAACACTACGCTGACCATTTCCAACGGCAGCATCGCGGCTTTGACAAACCAATGAGCGACAACGAACGCGAAGCAGTCAAGGCATGGCTGATCAAGGCCAGCTTCAGCATCGGCGCAACGTGCCTGTTGCAGATATTCGCCTTTGTGTGGTTCGTCTCCAAGCTCGACAGCAAAGTCGCCGAGATTGACGCGGATGTTTCCAAGCTGGTGCCGCGCGTAGAAGTCCTTGAGCGCGACTATTGGAAGCGAGGAGGAAACGGACAATGAGCAGCGGACTCTACGGCAAATGCCCGGTGCAGGCCGACTTGTGCCTGCCGCAAGGCCAGACATGGGACACGATCTTCAAATGGGAATCTGGAGGCAGCGCCGTGGACCTTACGGGCTACGCTGCGCGCATGATGCTTCGCACGACAGCAGAAGCCGCCAGCCCGACCGTCTCGCTTTCCACGGTAGCCGGGACAATGACGGTGAACTCGTCGGGCGAAATCCAACTGGCCTATCCTGCTATCTCATCCAGCGCCATCACCGCCGCCACATATCTTTACGACCTTGAACTTGAAAACCCCGCAGGCAACGTGCGCCGCCTTGTCGAAGGCCGCGCCGTAGTAAGCCGCAGGATCACGCGATAACATGGGCGACACGGTTATAGTCGAGACGCCAGTGGACGAGGTGGTGAGCATCGTCACGCAAGGTCCGCAGGGGCCAAGCGGAAGCGAAGCGGCTACGCTTACAACCACGGGCGATCTGCTCTACAGGGCCGCGCTTGCAAATGCGCGTTTGCCGATTGGCAGCGAGGGCCAAGTGCTCAAAGTGGCGAGCGGCTTGCCTGCTTGGGGCAACGAAAGCGGCAGCGTCACCAGCGTTGCGGGGCGCACCGGAGATGTGACGCTCGCCGTAGCCGATGTTGCCAATGCGGTTAGCGATTCGGATGCCCGCCTTTCGGACGATAGGAACCCTTTGAGCCATGCCGCAAGTCACGCCGCAGCGGGAAGCGATCCTGTGTTCGATCAAGATTTAAATACAACGGATAGTGTAGAGTTTGTAGAGGTTCGGGCGCAATCTTTGGTAGGACTTACAGTAAAAGTCACTGACGATTTTGTTTTAGGTTTTTCCGCTGAATTTACCGCACCCTCGTTAACAGATGACCGCGAGCTTCAATTCCCCGACGCCAGCGGCACCATTGCACTCCAAGGAGCCATAACCACCTCTGGCCTCACTCAATCCACCGCCCGCATCCTTGGACGCACAACTGCCAGCACAGGAGCCGTCGAGGAGATCCAAATCGGCTCGGGGCTTTCGCTTTCGGCGGGGGAGTTGTCGGCTACGGGTGGAAGCGGCGGCGGAGAAGTCCGCAGCGATTTCGTCTCGCCCTACACCTACACGGGCCTCGCAGACGCAGGCACCAGCGAATCCACCGCAAGCTGGACGATCCGCCGCAGCGAGTTTGACGCGGGCGGCAGCTTCGTCGCCACGCTTACCGCATCCGCCGTCAAATGGGATGACCGTCTGACAGCTTCTTACGCTTAACAACTAACCAACAAACAAAACTATGATCGCTACAACTCCTCTCGAAATCGACGGCCAGACCTATGACCGCTGGTCGCTAAATCTCGCCATCACGGGCAAATACAAAGCAGACGGCTCGCCTGATGCGTCCATCGCCATGCGCCTCATCCCGACCCGCATCGTCCCTGCCACCGAAGACACAGCGGCCTCGGTCGAGCAGGCAGACGCAGCCGCCATCGGCCTGTTGCGCGGACGTCTCTCGGAAGTCCAAGACCCCGCCGAAATCGCGTGCGTCACGGCGATCACGACCGCGCTGCAAACCCTCGTCGCCTCCAAGGGGCTGTAAGTCATGGCAAATTATTTCGCCAGAAAAGCAGGCAACATTAACGCCACCGATGTCTGGGCCACTACGCCCGCAGGCACGGCGGCGGATGTGTGGTCTACTTTTACCAGTGCCGATGTGCTGCACTCCAACAGCTTCGCCATCACGGTTAACGTCGATACCACGGTGGGCGAGGTGCGGAATGACAATGCCAATAGTGCTACGGCGGGCGGGAGTTTCACGCTCAATAATGATATAACGCTGACGGCAAACGCTTTTGCGGGTTCAGTCGGGACATCCTGCGTAATCTATAACGGCACCATAGGTAGCTCTGCCAGCTTGGTTGGAAACTGCACGGGCGGATCGGTCAACAATGCTCACGGAGCAAACAATACATCTACTGGCACGCTGAACATTACGGGAAACCCCACAGGCGGAACTGCAACGTCAGGAATACCTGGAGCTGTTGGGGCCAACAATCAATCAACTGGGAGTTTAATAATTACAGGAAATGCAACTGGAGGAACCTCATCAAACAGTGCTGGCGTTTATGCCAATTCCGCTGGAACTATTACTATTACTGGTAATGTTACGGGCGGGTCTGGCGGTTCTGTTGCCTATGGCGCATGGAATAACTCTACTGGAACTCTTACTATTGTCGGATCGGCCATTGCTTCAGCGGCTACGCAAGGGGCAGAAAACAGAACGACAGGCACACTTATTGTTACGCGGGCTGTCGGCAATGCTTACGGCATCGGCGCAGCGGGCGGCACCGCGCTTATTGCGGGAGTCAATAGCGCCAACATCGCCAGCGATACCCGCGTGGAAGAATTAGAATACGGCGCAAACGGGATGGCCCCGACCACGGGAGCCGTCCGCATCGTCAGCGGCACCAACAACAAGTGCTTGGTCACGCTCACCACCAGCGCCGTCAAGACGCTGGCCGACCCGTCCGATGGCACGGGGCAAGCCAACGAGGCCGATGTCCGCAGCGGCGTAAGCTATGCCTTGGGCAACAAGACAGGCACTTGCGCCGTCCCAGCCGCAGGCAGCGTAGCTCTCGGAGTGGCCGTGGACAATACCTTCGGCACCGCTGTCCTCACGCCGTCCGCCGTGTGGGATGCTCTGACGAGCGGGATGACCACGGCTGGCTCCATCGGTGCGCGGCTTAAAAATGCAGCTACGCTGGACTCGACGGGGCAGCAGTTGGCGGATGCCTTGTCGCCTGTGCCGTGATGCTTGGCTGGGCCATGAATCCCACACCCGCGCCACAGGAGTCTTTCGGCGTGCCGCAGGCGACATTTGAGGAGGCGAGTGGGGAGGCTGTGGCGGCATTGCAGGAGCCGTGACGGCTACGCTGACGTTCACGCTGCCGGAGGAGCAGAAGGAGTTTTATCTTGCGGCCAAGGGCGCGGATTGGCGCTGCGTGCTGGAGGACTTAGACGCGCATCTGCGCTCCCGGCTGAAATACGAGGAAGGCTTGCACGAAGAAGCCGACAAGGCGCTGCAAGCCACGCGCGACAAGCTGCATGAGTTTGTATCCGAGCGGGGCTTAAGTCTCGTTTAACGAGGCTTTGACACCCCTGCGCGGGGCATGGAATACATCATCTCGCGCTTGAAGGAGCGCAGCACTTATTCGGGAATCTTGGCCCTTTTGTCGGCCCTTGGACTGACCATCGACCCGGAGCAGGCCGCTTCCGTTGTGGCCGTGGTCATGGCCTTGGTGGGCGTCTTTGAGGTCTTCCGCCGGGAGAAGAAGTAATGCGCCTTGCACTCTTGGCGCTGGTCGCGCTGGCCCTTTGCGGCTGCGCGGGGTGGAAGCTCGGCGCGGGCTACAACATGGCTTCCGAGCAGTTCTTTCTCCAGATCGAGCGGCCCTTGGAATCCGGCCTTAAAAAGTGAAGCTCTGGCAATGGTTCAAAGCCTTATTCGCGGGCTCGCCAAGTGGCCCAGCACCGACCTCGCGGAACTTCTCGTCGCCATCAAAAGCATCCTCGACAAACGGGCGGCCCACCACCGCAAAGGCTGCGGCGTCGAAGCCGAAATCGCCAAGCGCCCGCGCGTTTCCCGAAAAGCAACTCAACACTCCTAACGTTTCCAACGGCAGGCGGATCGTGCCAAAGGCCATCGTCCTTCACCACACGGCGGGCAGCTACGCGGGCAGCGTGGCATGGTGCATGAATCCGGCCAGCCGCGTGAGTTACCATTGCATCGTGGGGCGCAACGGATGGCGCTGGACCTTGGCCGATCCCGACGAGCGCACTTGGCACGCTGGCAAAAGCGAATGGCGGGGGCGCAAAGACCTTAACTCGTGGAGCATTGGCGCGGCCTTCGAAGGCGACACGAACAAAGAGCCGTTGACCGACGATGCAATGGTCAGCATGGCTCAGTATCTGGTGCCGCTGATGCGCCACTTCGGACTGACACTGGCCGATGTGACAGACCACCGCACCGTCAGTCCGGGGCGCAAGGATGATTTGGCGCCGACTGAGCTTGCGCGGTTCAAGAGTTACCTTTCAACGCGGCTAGTGTGATTTGGCGGGGTGCCGCGCCGAGCACCGTATGGTGTATCCAAGGCGGCCCGATGCGAGTTCGACCCTCGGCCCTGCCCCAACTTGTCGATGGCATCGACACGTTTGCCGCAACGTGTCGCCAAATGTGGCGAATTGTAGACACATTCAAAGCTAACTCGTCAGCAATGGCGAGTTAGGCGGTGGCGGGACTTGCACCCGCTTTGTCACATATTCTTGTGTTATTTTGTGACCGTCCACTGTCTGGCCGCGTGTCCTTCTCCACGCCGCACCGCCAAATTGTTTAGGTTGGTTGCGGCAGATGGAGCCAGACTTCACCTACAGCACCTTTCTCAAATAAACCGAGGACGCCCCGCCCCACTTGGTCGCAGGCCGATAGAACCGATAGCCGCAGGCGACCAGCGAATTAATTGACGGCGAGTTCCAGTGCGCCACGTAGGTCACAAGCTCCTGCAACCCGAAAGACCGCGCCGCCGCCTCGCGCGCCCGGATAAGCCGCCGCTGCAAGCCCTTGCCGCGATGTTTGGCGATCACGCCCGCGCGCGACAGGAAGCCAAGACCTGCATTTTGCGCGACCTCGCACACCCGCAGGCCCGCATAGCCGACAGGCTCCTTGCCGTGCCACACGACCCACCACAGCGAGCTTTCCAACGCGGGGCGGTGGTCGGAGGGGAAGCACTCTTGATCCAGCGGCAGCACGGCCACGGGAGTCGGTTCGCGGCGGATCGTGTAACGCATGGCTACTTCAAGCGATAGTGCGGCACTGGCCGCACGTTTTTGGCGAGGTGGATGCGGAAGTCTTTGCGCTCGGCTTTGCCAGCGTCGATAAGGCGACGAATCTTGTGCTGCAATGTGGCGGTTGCGCTTCCGGTTTGTTTGGAAAGCTCGCTAATCGTAAGCCATCCGGGCGGCACGGTGTCCGTGGGCGCGCTGACGGCAGCGAGAGCGGCGGTCCACGCAGATTGCTCAATCATTTCGGCAGTGAGCTTGCCTTTTTTCATACCTTGGCGACTTCCGGCGCGGGCGGGTTAAAGAAAATGTGGTGTGGCGTTGGCAGCGATCCATCCGGCTTGTCGCGCCAATCCAGCACCAGCACGGACGGGCGAGGGATAGCGTCTCCAACAACCTTGTGGCCGTGCCTTGTTAGGAACTGCCAGCCGCCCGTAACGCACATCATGCCGCTGCCGTCCGAATAAACGCCGCCGCAGTGGCGATGGGCGCGCAGGAAGACTTGCGCCGGGGGATGACCCGCGCGGACAGCGTTAAGGCGGGCATTGCCCAAGACAATGGATAGCAAGGACGCTTCAAGGTAGGTGCGGGAGGTCGCCCCGATGTGGTGCGCGGCATCGACTAAGCAACCACCGATCTCGATGAGCCACTTGTCGCGGGCCTTGCCGTCCTCGGCGTCGAGCAGGCGGGCAAGGTAGCTTTCCACATCGTGCGTGTGGCACTCGGTGCCGCGAGTGATGTAGGCCTTGACGGCCCGATCTGCCCAAGGGCGCAGGGCGGTTGCGGCCATCTGGCAATGATGCTCTATGAGGCTGGCGACTACTTCTGGCGAGCGGTGGTGGATGCCCTCGGTCGCATCGCCGTTGACCAGCAAACAAAGCGGATCGTTCCCGGCGAGCTTGGCAACTTGGGCTTGCGCGTCCTGCCAACATTCCCATAGCCAGCGTTGGTGGTGGTTTGAGCCGAATCCGATTGTGTTGCCGCCGATGATTTCGGAATCTGGCGGCATGAGGCCGACTGAACTTCCGCAATGGAGGTCGGAGACTACGACCAGCAATCGGGGGCGAGAGGATTTCTTTGCCGCCATTACGGGCGGCTTTTATGTCAAACCACATCAGAGAAAACCCGCCCACCCTTGGCACTTGTTGG